GACGAAAGACCGGGCAGCAGCTGGTTATCAGGTGGGAACAATGTATGCAGGAGATTGTCGGCAAGTATCCGGAAAACAGTCTCAGCCCCTATCTTCTGCCAATATTGAAATATCCTTTTGAAGATACGAACAAGCAGTACAGGAATGTGATGTCCGTAATAAACCGGAAACTGAAAGAAATAGCCGGACTGGCCGATATATCCGTTGCTCTGAGCATGTACTGTGCCCGCCATTCATGGGCAAGCGCAGCCAAAAGCAAGAATGTTCCGATTTCTGTCATCAGCGAGGGGATGGGACATGATTCGGAAATGACTACGCAAATTTATCTGGCTTCATTGGATAACTCCGTAGTGGACAAGGCTAATTTCAGTATTTTGAGAGAGCTATAATACTACAACTGTTTAGGAAAAGTTGTCATTTCTTGTTAAGAGAGAGATAAAACATTGCAAATATAAGCAAAATAGATAAATAGACCATATTAAAATGTTTTTTCTTCACACTCAATCATTTAGAAAATTGGTAATGTTTAGGAAAAANCACACAAATTTATTTGGCTTCATTGGACAATGCAGTAGTAGATAAAGCGAACCATCAAATACTGAAAGAGTTGTAAGATGGAAGTTGTTTAGCAAAAAAGTTTATCTCTTACCAAGAGGGATATTGATTGTTGCAAAGTTAAGCAAATTATTGAAGATAACTGAAATAATCAAGATTTTCTTTGGTCGAACATATCAAAATCACATAAATATGTTTAGTAAAAGACAGACATTTGTGCAATAGATGCTTGAAATACAATATGATTTTTTCAATTCCTCCCTCTTGGTAAGAGGAATACAAAAATATAATTATACAACCATGAATATTAGGCTCAATATACTCTTGGCTGCTTCAGCCATTTTATCCACCACATTACTATTTGGGTGTGGTGGAGACAAGATCGTCGTTGGTTCGGATAACAATGTAAATCCGATTAGTGATATAAATCCTACCCTGAATGTGTATATAGAAAATTCTGGTAGTATGGATGGATATATGTGTGACGGATCACAATTAAAGGATGCTGTTTTTGATTATGTCAGCGATTTGAGTGTTTGTTCAGATACTACAAGTCTAAATTATATAAATAATCGGATTATTCCATATAAAGGAAGCCTTGAACAATATATAAAAACTATGTCTCCAACAACGTTCCAAAAAGCTGGAGGGAATCATTCAAATTCTGATTTGGGAGAAATGTTAAGTATGATTCTACAGGAGATGACAGACACTTCGGTCAGTATCTTTATTTCAGATTGTATTTTGGATCTTCCTGTATCCAACTCTCAAAAATTTTTAAGCAGGTGTCAAATTTCAATTAAAAATGCAATCAATGAAGGTCGGAATAGAATACCCAATCTTGGTGTGGAAATCATAAAAATGACTTCAGACTTTAACGGTAAATATTATTATCCGAACGGAGGTGTTGAGAAACTGAAAGACGTTAAAAGGCCATACTATATTTGGATTTTTGGAAATAACAATATATTGGCAAAGCTGAATTCAGTAGTGCCAGTGAACGAACTGAAAGATTTTGGCTTTGAAGGTATAGTAGCTTACTCTAAAAAAGTGGCGGAACCATATGAAATTAAGAATCGGAGTTTAACAAGTACAACTATAAATCCGACAAAGGGAAATTACAACGCTACTATAAGAGTGAATCTTAGCTCTACACTTCAGCCTGAAACTGTAATACAAGACCTTTCCAACTATACATTTAATAATCAATCACTGGTAATTGAAGACATAAAACCTATTACAGCATCAAACAGTCCATATACGCATTTTATTAATATCGTAATTCCTAAGGGGGTTAACATCGCTGAGGATAACTTGATACTTAAAACTCCTCAAATGCCTGATTGGGTTATTGAATCTAATGATGACTCAGGAATCGATATTAATGATAACTTAAATAAAACAACAGGTATTAAATATCTTATAAATGGTGTTGCCGATGCTTATAAAAAAGATAAGGTATTAACATCACTTAGATTTACAGTTAAACGCAAATAAATTATGGGTGAATTTTTTGGAAGTATTTATTGCTGGTTTGAGGAATTCTTTGGAATAGAATTAGCAAATTATCTTTGGGGAGAATCTTCCCTGTTGTCACAGACCAATTCATTTATTGGTATCGGGTGGAGTATGTTCGGTATAAGTTTTGCGATGGTTCTTATTTATTACTATGTTATCAATCATCCTCAATTGAATCATTGGTGGGGATGGATTATTTTTCTTGTTATAAACGGCATTATAAACTTTATTGTTGGATGGCAGTGGGTTCTTAAAGACTATTATGACGGTAAAATGATAACAATAGATCCTGCAACCAATCTGCAAATGCCTTTAAATATAGGAGAATCCGAAATTATATATTTTGGAGTTTCTAATATGTTTATATCAGTTATTGCTTTTATAGTCTTCTCTTTCATTTTGAAGTGGTGGAGTACTAATTGTTCACGTGCACCTTTTTAAAATATAGCTATGTCAAAGATATTTATATTTGGAATTGGAGGAACGGGCTCTAGAGTCTTGCGTTCGCTCACAATGATACTTGCAACTGGAGTAAAATTTGGAGCGGATGAAATCGTTCCAATAATAATTGATCCAGATGCTGCTAATGCAGACCTGACTCGTACAGTTTCGTTACTAAATAATTATTCAGAAATAAGGGAGAATTTACAGTTCAACACAGATAATAAAAATAGATTTTTCCGTACTGAAATAGAACGAATCTTACCTAATTACACTCTACGTATCAACGATACAGATGATAAATCATTTCAGCAATTTATTGAGTACGCATCGATGTCCAAATCCAATAAGGCTTTGACAAAAATGTTATTCTCTGATAAAAACTTAGAATCATCTATGGAAGTTGGTTTCAAAGGTAATCCGAATATAGGTAGTGTCGTACTAAATCAGATTGCTCACTCTGACGACTTTTTAGATTTTGCCAACTCATTCAGTGATGGGGATAGGATATTTATTATCAGTTCAATATTTGGAGGTACGGGTGCAAGTGGATTTCCCCTGCTTTTAAAAACATTACGCGAGGGTAACAATTTTCCTAATTACGATCTTATTAACCGTGCTACAATTGGTGCAGTTACAATATTACCATATTTTAAGCTGAAGCAAGATGATGAAAGTGAAATTGATTCATCCACTTTTATTTCTAAAACCAAATCGGCATTAGCTTATTATGAAAATAATATAAGTAAAAACAATACAATAGATGCTTTGTACTATCTTGCCGATGATGTGACGAATACATATGAAAATCATGAAGGAGGTTCAGCGCAGCAAAATGCCGCCCATCTAATAGAATTTTTAGGAGCTACTTCTATTGTCGATTTTTCAAATTCAAGATTTGAAACTTCTGCAAATATGGAATTGGGAATAAAGGATGATTTTGGTGTAATATCATTCAGTTCATTCTATCGTAAAATGCATGAAATGCTTTATTTACCTTTGGTTCAATTCACTATGATGTCAAATGCGTTAACATATAAATTGGATTATTATAGTTCAAACAGCTTTAATGCCAATAAAGGTAATTTTTACAATTTATATTCAGGAGATTTTTTTGATCGCCTATCTTCTTTCCTTTTAAAATATCAAGAATGGCTAAAAGAGATGAAAGAGAATAAGCGGTCTCTTGATTTATTCAATCTTGCTTGTAAAGATAAGCCATTTGACCTTGTAACAAATGTCAAACCAAAACGTATTTTCAGCAAATTCTCTGATTATAATCTTGTGACAGACAGACTGAACAGCGCAATCAAGAACTGTAAAAGTAAAGGGATTGAAAATAAATTCCTTGAGATGTTTTTTATTGGAACAGAAAAATTGGTATCTGAAAAACTTAGTAATTAAATTCATTATGTCTAAAATATTTCGATTATACAAGGAAGGAACAACTACTTATGAGGATTGGAATAACAGTCCTTCGTTTCCCTACAATTCGGCAAGCCGTGACACAATCGAGGATCCTGATGGAGCATCAGCCCGACATGAAATTACCTCAATTCCGTCACCATTTGCTCGAATAGACCTGATAAAAACAGCCTTTAAGGAAGTTTGTAAACAGGATAGGAAAACGAAAAAGTCCAATCTTGATGGTGACACTATTTTCCATAAAATGGTGTCAGACACGTTGGATGTTGCAGAAATATTTTTCAATATAGATAAGTTCAGAAACAAAGTGGAAGTTATAAAATGGGATCCATCCATTATGTTGAAAGAACTTGACGATTCAGGAATTTCCGGACATCGTTATTTGGCGGATTCATTACGAAAATATATGTCTTCTGATTCCAGAACATACAATTTTGGAGATTTGAAGAATATTTACCTCCTAAATTATCTTCACGGACCTGACGAGTTAAATATAATTGGAGCAACTTCTCCTGCTACATTGTTTTTCAGTAATGCTAATGATTTAGGGTATATCAATGATATTTTCTTTGGGGAAGATAAGCCTTTTGATACAAAATATCAACCATTGTATAAGAGAGATTTTGAATTTGTGAAATATCTCTTTGCTTTAAGAAAAAGCATACAGAATTTTGCCGGACTGTTTCCCGAAGTTGATATGTATCTAACAAAAACATTTTCAACTATAAATGATATTGAGAGAAAGAATGAGTTGCTTAATATAAGCCCGACTGTTCTTGACGAACTGTCTGCTATATCAGTTATTGATATTCAACAGAATGACATCGTAGAAGTATTAGGATATACCCTCTACAAGAAAGCATCGCAGCCGGTAATTTCTACTAGTGATTTTTTAATAAGAACAACTAAGGAAACCGCAATCAAACCATTGATACTTCCTGTAGAAGCAGGGAATAAATATAGCGACCTTCAATATACATCAGGCAAATGGGGCAAATTAAATGCTGCTCCTTATTTTGATGCAGAAACAGATTTATCAAAGAGGACACTTCCTTTTGAGGGGTCATTAAACCCTTATTTGACAATTAGTGATTTTTTGGAGGACACCATCATTCGAGTACCGCATACGCTTAATACGGAAAATTATTTTAATGGCAATTTAAAGTTTGATGAAAAGGAACTTGCATATATACTCCCCATTAAACCTTTACTGTTCGAATATTTCACGGTAGAAGAAGTTAGAGGCAATATGCCTGATGGAAAGCCAATGCTCGAAATGAATATTTTGGCAGGGAATTCAGGTGTTAAGGTCGTCCTTCGTATTCCAATACAAGGAACTCGCAATATAGGTTATATAGAATACACGCGCCTTTACTATAATAATAGAGGTGCTGATGTACAGAATAATGAAGGTGGTATGACTGAGTTCAAGTTTACTGGTTTTATTATGCCATTGGTCAAATTCAACAACGAAGATGATGCCATTTTTAATGTATCCTGTATTCAATCTGTAACAAATAAAATTGAGTTTCAATTCTTTAAAGACAATGAAAGATTACAGTATAAGAATCGCACTTGTCGTAATGAAGACCAACAAATTATGAATAAGGCAGACAATTATCTGCTTGAAGGAACCAATTTTGACTTTATTCGAGTTCATAATAATCATGGATATGCTGGTATTCTCTTACCTGTTTTTAGACAACAAAGGAATATTGAGCGGTTTGAATTTGCCATTGATTTAGGAACGTCAAATACTCATATTGAATTCCGAAAAGGAAATGAAAAGCCAGAGGTGTTCAATTTTACAACTAAGGACAGACAATTGTGTGAAATGTTCATTCCTACCCAAAATGAGTATGGTTCAATTGAGGATTTAATTGAAGAGACCGAACTTATTGAGAAAGATTTTATACCAAATGAAATCGGACAGTCGGATTATCGTTTTCCTACACGCACGGTTCTTTCATATGCAAAAACAGTTGATTGGACAAATATCATAGATCCATTTACGCTTGTCAATTTACCATTTACTTATGATAAACGAAGCGAATTACCATACAATAATTTCAAGTACAATATCAAATGGGGCAATGGAGATGAATTATGTGTAATGGAATCCTATGTAAGATGCCTTATGCTTATCATTAGAAATAAAGTTTTGCTTAATAATGGGAATTTACAACATACAAAGATAACGTGGTTTTATCCTATTAGTATGGCTCCCAAACGCTTCCGAAGACTCAAATCAACATGGGATGATGCTTATGAAAAGTATTTCGGAAATGGGGTTACGGGATATATGACCGAGTCATCTGCTCCTATCCAGTATTTCTTCAAAAGATATTCTACTGCGACAGATTTGGTCAATGTGGACATCGGAGGAGGTACGACTGATATAGCTTTTGCAAAAGATAAAAGTATCAGCCATGTAACATCATTCCGTTTTGCTTCAAACGCCCTCTTTGAAAATTCATTTTCAGAGCTTGACGAGAATAATGGGATTGTTGATTGGCACAAAAATGTAATTCTTAAGCTCCTTGAAGAAAAGAATTTATTGGATTTGATACGTGTGTTTAATAGTCCAAGCAATGTTCATCCTGCGAATATGGCTTCTTTCCTTTTTGGGCTCAAAGACAATACAATTCCTCAAAAAGCAGGTATTAATATCAAGGCAATAGACTTCAATTATTTGCTTCAAGAAGATGAAGACTTTAAGATTGTGTTTATCATTTTCTATACTGCCATCATATATCATATTGCCAATATCGTCAAATTACTTAGACTTGATATGCCTCGCCATATATCGTTCAGCGGAAATGGAAGTAAGGTTATTCGTGTAATTACCACGGATACGAAGCTCCTTGCAAATTATACTAAATTGGTGTTTGAAAGAGTTTTAGGAAAGTCATACGGTAAAGAGCTGGATTTATTAGGACTTGAAAAAGATTCCAATCCTAAAGAAGCCACTTGTAAGGGCGGTATCATTGGAACGGGAATAGAAGATAACCGGGATAAAATGATTGTCTTTAAAAGTGACTGCTCCGGATTAGTAACAACAACTGACACTTATGCAACAATTGATAATGGTTATAAAGACCGTATAATTGCTGCAGTTGAGGACTTCTTTGATTTTGTGCTTGTGGATATGAATACCGTATTTAATTTCGACAAGAACTTTGGAGTAAAAACATCTTCAATTCGTATTGCGCAAGAAACAGCCAAAAAGGACTTACGTACATTCCTTGAAAAAGGAATAAGTCAGCGAATGGAAGAAACGGAAGCTAAGGACATGATAGAAGAAACTTTCTTCTATTATCCAATAAAGGGAGTTCTTAATGCTATATCGGCTGAAATATACAATGAATTACAACAATCATAAGCGATTATCATGAAACATAGTAAATCAATAATATATACATTATTGCTGTCCATGACTTTTTCTCTATATAGCTGCGAAGATGGTTGGTTTGGCAATCAGGAAGACAATACTGAGCAGAGTGAAACATTAATAGACAACTCTGCTAGAACAGCAACTGGCTCTGTCAATAATCTGCAAGAAAAGGTTAAAACCTTAGAGTCGCAATTAGTTGAGGTCTCACAAAAAGTTAATAATGTAGAGACTGATATAAAGCTATTTGCAAATGATAAATCCAGTAATACTTGGGGATTCCTTATAGGATATGGACTGGGAGTTATAAGTTTTATTATGGCTATTGTAGCCATGATGAAAGTCGGAAAATATAAGCAGAGATTAGATCGTCACCGTGAGGATATAGATACCCTTAAATCCAAATGTAGTGAATATAGACACTCGGATAATACTCCAAGAGCCAACTATTCATCTTATAGAACTACATCAAATTCAGATTATTCGGCATTAGAAAGAAGAATTCAATCTTTAGAGGAAGAACTATACAGGATGAAGAGTATGACATCGACTGCCTCAGTTATTAAACCCATTCCAGCATCAGAAGCTCCCACTACCAAAATCCAATCAGTAAAGACTGGGTATTTCGGAACAGTTATCAGCGGAGAAGGCGGTACTGGTTATTTTAAAAAGATGTTGGAATATAAGGATGGAGATGCACGTTTTTTAGTAAAATCCTCAGAAACAACTACCGAATTTGAGCCAATAGCGACATTGCCAATGATTAAATCCAGCGATTATATGGAACTAGCTGTTGAATTTAATGGATGTTCAAAATCAGAAGCAATGAATATGACTCTTGATCGTCCCGGAATAGTAGAACAATTAGGAGACAAATGGATTGTTAAACAGAAAGCATTAGTGACTTTAACAAAATAAAATATGCACGCAATAGTACCAATAATTATTATCCTTATCATTGTCGTACAGTTATTCTTTTTTGTAAAGAATTTCTTGCGGATGCGTCAATTTAGTAATATATTCACAGATACTGCTTCTTGGCGTTTAAGACGCAACGAAGAAACATCTTTAGTAGATGGAGTCTATGGAAATGGTAATGGAATTTTTACAGCAATAATATCTTCAATCAATAAATACTTGGAAAAGAACTCAGGGTCTGTTATAGATTTTGGACTTTTGAAAGATGCAGTAGATCGTCATTGCGATTCTGTAGAAAATGACATAGCCGTACAGACCCCGATTCCTCTTTATTGGGGCTTGGCTGGCACTATGGCAGGAGTTATTATGGGGTTATGGGACTTGTTGCAATCCAATGCAATAATGACTCTTATGAGTAGTAGCGGTGGAGTAATCAATAATGCTTCACAAAATGCAGCTTCTGGTATTAATTCTCTTCTGAGTGGTGTTGCATGGGCGATGTTGGCTTCAATTTGTGGAATACTTCTTACAACAGCCAACTCTTTGCTTTTTAAGAAATGCAAGCTAAAGGAAGAAGATGGCAAAAATTCATTCTTAGCATGGATGCAATCTGAACTTCTTCCAGAATTACCCTCTAACACCTCTGAGGCTCTTAATAATTTGGTTCGGAATCTCAATAAATTTAATAACACGTTTGCACAAAACACATCTAATCTTGGTAATGCTTTGAATGCAGTAAACCAATCGTATGCAATTCAGGCTGACATTATCAAGTCTGTTCATGACCTGGATATTATGAAAATGGCAAAAGCTAATGTCCGTGTACTTGAAGAATTACAGCAATGTACAGATAAATTGGAAATGTTTAATCTGTACTTGACTGATATTGAAGGATACACTCAGGCTATTCATCGTTTTGAAACATTATATCAGGAACAAGCAGATAAAGTCCATATTCTTGAAGAAATTAGAGATTTCTTTAGACGGCATAAGGGAGAAATAGCGAAGACAACAGCTGATGCAGACCGTACCCTTCAGGAATCATTACAGAGTATCCGTGAATCTACATCTTCAAATGTTGATGAACTTCATAAATACTTTGTGAATCAAAGTGAGATATTTAAGGATATATTAAAGGCTGAACAAGAGGAGTTTGAACAATTTACATCAGATTTGAAAACTCAATTTGGTATTCAAATGTCCAATATGCCAATAGTTGCAAAACAATTGGAGGAGATTTCTGCAATTCCGGCTCAACTTGACAAAATAATTGAGAAGATAGAACATTCAAATGCCAAGTTGGCAAATGATATATCACAATCAGTAAAACAATCATTGACATCAACCACGCCCAAAAACATATCGGATAATAGGGATAGATATTATGCACAAGATACCATACCTAATTGGATGAAAATATCCGGTTGGATAGCTTTGATAATTATTGCAATTGTAGGTATTATGAACATTGTGCTCATGTTCTTTCCTATAAATAACGTGAATGCTTAATAAGTTTGACTGATATAAAATACAACTTACTGTACTATAATCATGACTCAGAAAAAGGAATCATTTTTTTGGACAAGTTACTCAGATCTCATGACAAGTCTATTCTTTGTCATGCTCGTTCTATTTATTCTTGTTATCGTTCTATTGCATAAACGAATGGAGGCGACTGAAACTCAGCTATTGGAAATAAAGAAAGTAGAACAATCAACCAAGGATTTAAGTCGGGATTATTTTCAGTATCGTCCTGATTATAAAAAGTATGTTCTTACTATACAAGTGCGCTATCCAGCAGGCAAATCAGATTTGAAAGATATGATAACTACCGATAAAGATGCACAATTACGTCAGTTAGCTGCCGCAGGATGTGAGATACGAGACTTTTTGAAGAATCATAATGAAAATCAATATATTCTTATAATAGAAGGGCAAGCATCTAAAGATAATTTTCTTTACAATTATGAGTTAAGCTATCAACGAGCATTAGGACTAATGCGCTTTTGGATTGAAGATTCAAACATAACATTTGGGAACAATTGCGAAATACTTATTTCGGGCAGCGGTGACGGCAAACTAGATACTCATTCTATGCGTGAAACGAGCAATGAAAAAGAGAATCAACGTTTTCTTATTCACATTCTACCCAAAAATATTTTTGAACACAATGAAAACAAATAGCATTTATGGGGCATAGAACGAAGCGGTTTTTTCAATGGTCGGGAAAAATGGGCGAAAGGTTTTGAAAACCAAAGGGTTTAGGCATGATCGGGAAAATGGGCTGAATATTTCGAAGCGGTTTTTCTCTTTACATGGCTTACATCTGCTTTACGTTTGAGGGGCTTTTCTTCGGATATTCGGGGGATTGCTTTACATCGGGCTTGCAGATGGGGCTAAAACGGCCTGGAAGGGTTTTATTTTCGGCTGTGTGGCCGTTTTATGGCTGGGTTGATGGATTTTGTTATATGATGGTGTGAACGGCTGTGTGGCCGTTTTTTTGTGCCTATTTTTAAAGATGTTGCCTTAAAATTCTTCCAAATAAGTATTATTTGGTATATTTGCAGCATAATAGAAACGAATATGGCAAAAGTGATTCATGTGCATTTGCTGCATAAAATAGACGGGACGAAGCAGAAAGATTGGTATTTCAGCAGTATATCGGCTGTTTATACGGTTCTGACGGCAGATCAGGTGGGGGCAACCAAGAATTACCTGCTTCATGCCGGGCTGTCTGGTAACGGCACAATATGCACGAAAAAGGCTATAATTAAGCAATCTACGCTCATCTCGGGTGGTAGTAAGGGAATGGTTAGAACGATATAATAGCGCCGTTAGAAAGGCTTGTAGGCGTTATTTCTTTGAATGCTGATTGGGGAGCTTATGGCTCCCTTTTTTTATGCCCCTACGGTTGGTTTTATTTGGTTAGGGGTTACTATTGGGGTTACTGTTAGGGGTTACTACTTCTTTAAGTTAGGGGTTACTTTAGGGGTTACTTTTTCAGTTCTCAGAGGGTACGCCCGAAATAGGAAACTATGTTATAAATGAAAGCAAGTGCCGTTTTTCTCTGTTTTCAGAGAGGAAAAACGACACTTGTTTGTGTGATATACCTTATTATAATAAAATAAATCCTTTGATTTACAGTGTATTTACGAGTTTGCTTCAGGTAAATTCCTTCAAAAGTGTGTGCGTGCGTCCTTTTTTAGCCTTCTGTAGGAGGCATGCGTGTACCACTTAGAAGAACTTGCTGATACTTCCGATTACTTCAAAGACATTGATGATGCGTGATTTGTCGAATTCCTGTTCATCGTAGTCATTGGTGTTGATGGGGATGAAGCGCAGCTTGTCCGGATCCGGCGACCTGCGGAGGATTTTAATGGTGCGGATGGTATCCAACACCACTGCATAGATTTCGCCATATTGGATGTCGTTGAGTGTGCATTGGTGCAGGGCAATGATGTCGCCATGGTTTATTTTGGGTTCCATGGAGTGCCCGGTGACATTGCACCAAAGGCTGGCTTTTTCGAATCCCCTTATTACAATGTTGGTGGCAGGTATGTTTACCTGTGAATTAAACACTTCATCAAAGCCCCCGATAAAGTCCACATCGTAGTATGGTGTACCGATGGATGGGTTCATAGATGTGGTAGGCAGAGTCGAAGAATTTGCTTCGTCTATTGTTTTAATGCCGTTCAAATCATCTTTCAACATGCTTCCTGCACCAGTAAGTAACCAATCGGCAGATAATTCCGGATAGGCTAATAGAATTTTTTCAATATTCATTGAGCTCATGCCTTTGCCAGACACCTTTGCTTTCCCAATAAGTCCAACAGAAAGACCGGCATTAACAGTCATTTGATTGTCATTTATGCCCTTTTTCTCCATGAAATATTGAAGTCTTTCTATAAAATTCATATCCTTATATTGATTTTCTTCCATATTTAGTTTGATGTATTGAAATAATTCTATATATTTGCAGCGTGTTTAAGATGTAAACAGCGCGCCAAATATACAAAAAAGGCGTGTGATTAGCGAATTTTAAGGATTAAAGAAAATGAAAGCAAAAGTAATTATAGCTCAAGCAACAGCCGAGACCGCCGAAGCTCTTTACGGACTGGTCAAGAAGATGGTAGATACAACAGCAATCAAGGCTTATCCCAGTGTAGATTATCAGGCAGTTTTCTTTTCAGCTGATAGATACGACTTAGACTTTGTAAAAAGAGTATTGGCGGATAAGTGCTTTTCTTTCAAAATTGAAGATGCAGAATAATACAATAAAATAAGTGAGTTTATGACACAGCAAGAATTTATGGAACGGACGGGGATAACCCCTACAGCAGAGGATTTTGATTACATCCATGCGGTTTATCTGAACACTTCGATGAACAAGGATGAGTTCTGCAAAGATTTCAAGAAACATGGGGACAGCCGGATTATCCGCGATGTTCATGTGCGAGTGCTGAACTATGAAATGAAATGTGAACGTCAAAAGGAAGTTATCGACAACCTGACCGATTTTCTGATTGGCAAGGCACATGCGTATGACGATACCGATTTCCGCAAAGAAGCGGTAGGGCTGGTCGGTGAGATGGAAGTGGTGAAACGGACCATTGAATTGGGGCTTCCGCTTTGGGATGAAGACAGGATGGTTGTCCTTTCGATGATAGAAGAACAAGGCAAATAGATTGCCGGATAACTGGCAGCCCGGAAAGACGGGCAGGGGCGGCAGGCACGGCCGGAGAGTTGGTAAATCGAAATAAGAAAGCGTAGAAAGCCGTCGGGGTTCGATTCCCCGCGCCCCACGATATAAACTTTTAAAATTTAGAGTTATGGCAAAGAATTTCAATCCGAGAACAGCAGAGAGTCTGTTCAAACAGAAGTTGCGCACGATGATAGGCAGTACGGCACATACGCAGAATATTGCCGACCAGGCGATGGAGCTGGCTGGACAATTCATGACGGAGGATGAGATAAGCAACTCGGATGCCTACCGGGTGATAGAGAATGTGAGCTGTGTGTGTGAGGAAGCGATGCAGGTGCTGGTCGAAGAACTGCAGAAAGGGACACGCCTTCATGAAATACTGACGGGTGATTAGGAAATAGCGGAAGCCGTTGAAAACCTTTGAACGAACGATAACGATTAAAAAGTATGACGATATGAGAAAGCAGATTTTGACAGATAACGAGACCAAGACCTTCTTGATGAAGACATTCGGATGCAGCCGTCAGGCTGTGTGGCAAGCACTGAATTTTGTCCGTGACAGCGATCAGGCGCGCCGGATACGCACTCTTGCCCTGAAGCGAGGCGGCAAACTGACTGACGGGAACTTCATCCCGAACTGCGAAACCACCTTCGAGGAGTGCGAGAAGACCATGACCTGCACTTTCGGTCCCCGTGTAAAACTCGTGGTCCACAGAAAGACCAATGATGTGGATGTGTACGTGGACGGAAAACGGACTGAAACCTACCAATGTGAATTTGTATCGGATTTCATGCAGCTGCAGCACGAGACCCAACAGATGGCATCTGCCTTATAAATAGAAATGAAATGGAGTATTATGGAAAGATATTGTGCATATCCTACAATGACCTGACTTACGATGACCGACCGGTGATGGTGAACGGAAAGGCAGACTACAGCAGAAGCCGCACGCTGAAAGGAGTTCATCCTTCCACTCTTTCCGAAGAAGAACTTGCTCCCATCATGTCGATACCCAATTACAAGAAGTTAGCGGCAAAGGAGAAAATCAATGTAGTTCGATCCGGAAGAGGTCTGGGAGGTTACGTTTTGGTAGAAATAGCCACCATGCCCCTACGGTTTCAGGAAAGGATAAAACTAAAATACGGAGATATGAAAGAAGACGTAATAAGAAACTGGCTCGGCAGCCATTACCACATCGATGCGAAAGCCCGGGAATTTTACACCCGGTTCCGTTTTGACAACGGAGATACACTGCCACCGGAACACATCCAAGAATATACGGTAAACGCTTCGGTAATTGAGGCAGTGATGCGTGCCATGGAGGATGCCACGTTTATGCGAAAGGCCATGAAGGCCGGGCCGGTGAACTGGGGCGAACTGGCAGGAGCCATCAGTTACTACCAAGCAGAGTTCGGACATACCTTGCCTGTCAGTTCCAACCGCTTCAAGAAGCGTGTGAATGACTTCAAGGCCAACGGCTATGAAAGCCTTATCAGCCGCAAGTTCATGAACCAGAACCGCCGGAAAGTGACCTATGACATTGAACGCCTGCTGCTGAGCATCGATGCCCAACCGGAGCAGCCCTTCAATACCACCGTGTGGGAACAGTACAATCTATTTGTGCAAGGAGAACTGGAGCTATATGACCCCGAAACCGGCGAGGTGTTGAATCCGGCAGACTTTACCGACAAGGATGGAAATCCGCTGGTATTGAGCCCGGCCACAGTAGCCAACTACCTGAACAACCCCAAGAACAAGGCCCTTCGCGGTAAGCTGCACATGAGCCAATGGGATTTCAACAATGCCTACCGTCCTTATCATCTGCGCAGCATCGGTGAATATTCCTTGAGTAAGGTTTCTCTTGACGACCGCGACCTGCCGCGCCCAATGAAGGATGGCAACCGAGTGAAAGCCTATTATGCCTACGATGTGGTGAGCGGTGCTGTGGTGGGATATGCCTACAACCGGTACAAGACTACCGAGTTATTTTTAGACTGCATGCGAAACATGTTCCAGACCCTGGACCGGAACGGCATGTATATCCCCGCCGAGTTAGAAGTGGAACACCACCTGGTAAGCGACTTTGCCGACGGATTGATGCAAGCCGGTACCGTCTTCCCCCTGATCCGCTGGTGTAACCCCGGGAACTCGCGTGAAAAACGTGCCGAGCACAAGAACCGCGAAAAGAAATACGGTGTGGAGAAACGCACGCAGGTAGGTATCGGCCGATGGTATGCCAAGCTGGAGGCCAACCGCCCGAAGGAAGAAAAGGTGTATGACGAAAAGAACAACACCTACAAGGTGAAGACCTATAGTTATGAAGAATTGGTAGCCGATGATATACGCGCCATTGAGACCTTCAACGCACAGCCTCACCCCAACCAAAAGCGCTATCCGGGCATGAGCCGTTGGGATGTGCTTTGCGCCCATCAGAACCCGAACCTTGCACCTTGGGACAAGGCCGTTCTTTACCGGTTCATCGGACAGCACACCGAAACAACCATCCGGCAGAACACCTACTGCACGGTGATGTACAACCAATACGGACTGCCCAGCCCGGAAATCATCGAAAAGCTGGAGCCGAGGAACTACAAGGTAGATGCCTATTATCTGCCCGATGCCGACGGAACCATCAACGAGGTATATATCTACCAGAACGGACGATATATCGCCACCTGCAAGCCCGTAGCCCGTTACAATGAGAATACAGCCGAGCAGACCGAGTACGACAAGGCAGCCTATACCGAACAGTCCAAGTATGTAGCTCAATTCGACAAGATGATGAAGGACGGCAAGATCAAGCGTGTGGGCATCCTTGCCAAAGAGGAGGCAAAGCTGATAACAGAGGTACAGGCGGAAGCCGTTCCCCTTCCTGCACAAGCCGAGGAAGAAGATTACTCAGCCTATATGGACATCAGTGCCTTCGAGCATGATGCAGTAGCCAAGATATAATTAACGACGTTAGAACGAATTTAAAACAGCATTCAAATGGAAATAACAAATGAAGTAAAGCAACGTATTGTGGCAGCGATAGCCGCCGACCGTGAAAATTATCCCAGTGACAACCGCCATGCCACGGCACTGGGCATAGCCCCCAGCGTTTACAATGCCATCAAGCGGGGCAATTATGAAAAGCAGGTCAGTGATGCCAACTGGGTAGGTATAGCCCGAAGATTAGGCGTGCAACTGCGTACAGAAATACCTTGGCTGGCAGCACAGACCCCGACCTACGTGTTTGTGAGCAAGCAGCTGGAAGTGTGCCAGGGAAGCGGGCTGAGTGCCATCCTGTGCGATATGCCCAATATCGGCAAGACCTTTACAGCGAAAGCTTACGTGAAGCAGCACAAGCACGCCGTATATGTGGACTGCAGCCAGGTGAAGACCAAACTGAAGCTGATACGCTACATTGCCAAGGAATTCGGTGTGACCAGCAACGGACGCTATAGCGACGTGTATGAGGATCTGGTGGCCTACCTGCGCACGATTGATACGCCCCTGGTTATCCTGGATGAAGCCGGGGACCTGCAGTATGAAGCCTTCCTGGAGTTAAAGGCGCTTTGGAACGCTACGGAACGCTGCTGTGCCTGGTATATGATGGGTGCCGACGGATTAAAGGAGAAGATCAACCGCGCCATCGAAGGCAAGAAGGTGGGCTATACCGAAATGTTGAGCCGCTACGGTGACTCCTACAGCAAGGTGACCCCGGACGATGCGCAGGAACGCGAAAAGTTTCTGAAGGCACAGGCTGCCATCGTCGCAAAAATCAATGCCCCGGACGGTGCCGACATTGCCAAGATTGTTCATAGCACCGGAGGCGGCTTGCGGCGCGTATATACCGAAATCGAAAAATTAAGGAGGATGCAGGCATGATAAGCAAGATAGAAATGCAAGCGATGGATGCTGTTATCGGTATCCATCGCGAGATGAGAAAAGCGAATGAGATAGACTGGGAACAGCGCAGATATGAAATTGCCAAAAGCATGCTTCCGGTAGTAAGAAGCAATTCATCAGGTATAATGTCTATAAAACAAGTTGCCAGACTTGCTGTGGACTATGCTGATGCTCTTATTGAAGAATTGAAAGGAGGTAACCGTGAAACTGAAGAGAGCCTACAGTCCCGGTGAGGTGCTGAACATGAAGATTCCCCGGTTCGAGTTTTCCGGGGACTGGCAAACCTCGATAGGCAACCCGGCCAAGAGCGGCGTGTGGATTATTTGGGGAGCCAGCGGAAACGGTAAGAGCAGCTTTGTGATGCAGCTGGCCAAGTACCTGTGTAGCTTCGGACGCGTAATTTATGACAGTTTGGAAGAAAGTACCGGTTTGTCGTTCCAGATGAGCCTGAAACGGCACAAGATGGGTGAAGTGAAAAAGAAGCTGATTATCCTTGACCGGGAACCGATGGAGCAATTGGAGGAACGGTTACGGCGCAGAGGCAGTCCCGGAATCGTGATTATCGACAGCTTCCAATACAGCGGCTTGAACTACAAAACCTACAAGGAGTTCAAGGAACGTCATCCCAAGAAACTGTTTATCTTCATCAGCCATGCCGAGGGGCTTCATCCGGCAGGTAGAAGCGCCCGCAAGGTGGAATATGATGCCGATGTGAAAATCATGGTAAGCTGTTTCAAAGCCTGGTGCAAAAGCCGCTTTATGGAGCGGCCCGGTGAGCCCTACGTGATATGGGAAGAAGGTGCTGCCAAAACATTGAAGGACGATAATATGGAGGATTATTTGAATGATGGAATGGGAGAATAAGCTGTACCAGATACTCCTGAAAGAACAGGAAGCGGAGGCCGTGGTGGACGATTGGGTAGAACGTAACATACAAAGCGACCTCCGTCTGCGCAGGGCCAAGACAAAGGGACACGTAGTGATAGAAACCAGGGATGTGATGTTTGCTCGGAATATTCAGGTATGGCATCCGTCCTGCCAAATAAACATTAAAGATTTGAAGTGATGGAAAAGAA